ATATGTCCTTTGAAATTGTAGAATGAAGGTGAATCAGCTCCTACGAAACTTAACATTGGTCAATCACCTCCTGGACTTCATCGACTGTAAATCCTAATCTAAATATCTTTCCGTTTGGATTATCTACCAGCTTGAACTGCACTATCTTTTCTTCTCCCTCTTCTTCCTGAGTCATAACCTTGTACTCAGGAGCGGGTCCAGTTCTATCACTTTCTGCTGCAAGTTCTTTGTCAAACTCATACTTTTTGGCTGTATTTAGCAGCCCCTGGTATGCTCTTTTTACTTTTGGTGTGTAGCCAAAGTCATTAATCACATTTTCATAATCCTGTCTTGAATTAAGCACTTTTGAAAAACCTCTCATGTTATCTAACCTCCATTGCTAATGAGCCGTCAATCATTTTAAATTCGTAAATATCCCCTGTTGTTTCGTCTATTAAGTTGTTTTCTGGGTTTGAGCCCTCAGGGCCAGCTTTTACAAGCCCGTACTCTACTTTTTGAATTGTTGCGTCTATCACTGTATCAAACAGCACTACAGTTGTTTCATCATTAACTGAGCTATAACTTGCTGATTCTACGGCTGAATAAACTGAGCTTGCGTCTAAAGTCGCTTTAACTTTTCTGTTGGTGACGAATGTATCTGTATAATCACCAGGCACTGTAAAAGTATCAGCGCTTACATAAGTTGCAGTTAATGCGCTGTCAATCCATTCAGTCATATTTTCAGCAAGGTCAGATTTGATAGTTCCGTCTTCATTAAGAGCAACTTCTAGCCGCTCCCAGAGAGTGTTTTTTGTTCCTCTCGAAACTCTTAAATCCTTAATATAAGGATTATATTCATTCTGCAGCACCCACTCAGACCCATTCCAAAACTTCATTTTTGCATTTGCCCAACCTTCCGAAATGTCTAACCAGGGCATTCCCTGATAAGTGTCGGTTGGAGCAGTCTCTCCTGCAAATTGAGTTACAATAGCTAAAAAGTTGCCATATAAAACTTGTTTAAGACCGGGCCCATTAGCATCAAGCCCATCTTTATTTGTCGTTCTTATATCAAAATCTTGAGACATGTCATCACTCCTTTAATATCCTTCAATTAATATTTTTTCTGCGGTTCCTCCAACATCATTATTATTAATGTCTTTGATTACTACATCTACACTATCTATAGTTTTATTTTGAAAATCAGCATATTTCATTGTTGATCCATCCTGCATCAAGTAATAATTATACCCTCTAGGGATTTCATAAAACTCTATTCCATAATCACTATAATTAATTGTTGTTCCGCCCACTGGTACTGACAAATTATCAATTTCTAGCTCTAAGTCAGGAACATCAAAAAACTGTTTAATTTCATTGAGCTCAAATTCAGCAGTTTCTGTCTCCAGCTGAAAAGTAAATTTAAACTGGCAGTATCTAAATTTGTATTCTCCAGTCACGTATGTTTGCCAGTCCGACCATTCAACATTATCATCAGAAAATCTAACATATGTTTCAGTCTCATAAATAGCAGGTGGATTGTCTAAACTATTATTAGGGAAATCATCAAGTCCGCGATTAGGAAAACTCAATAAACTTAATCCTAAGTCTTGGAAAAACCAATCTTTTTTGAGTCTTATATCTGTACGGCCAACTCTGACTGTATCAATAATTTCTGTCATATATTCAGCACTAAAGTCATAATCAGGCAAACCATCTGCAAAAGCGGGTATATCTGGCCAATCATCTAAATTGTAGCCCGCTAAATCTTCTAAATTATACATGTGAAAAAATGCTATCTTGCCGTTAATATTATCTATATTATCTAATGTTGCATTGTCTATATGATCAAGTTCATTTCTTTCGATTATTATGTTAAGCTCCTGGCCGGTTCCTGAAACTTCAAAGATTGCTGATGTGAAGTTGCTTGAATACTGCCTTACTCTATCAATCGTCTTAATCATATACATATGAGTTCCATCAATTTCGTTCTCAGAAGTCCATCTGTCTCCAGTGAGTTTAGTTCCGAGAACTTCACCGTTGCCCCAGTCTGTTCCTTTTCTAATTTCATAACCTAAAACATCTGGCTCATTTACTTCCTGCCATTTAAATATTAAATTTGCGCTTTTCTGAGCAACTTGAAAAGTGCCAGGTGCTGCGGGTTTGTTGTCTTTACCGGATATAACTATTGAATTTGAAATAACTCCTGCACTTGTTATTCCTCTATATTTTGATACTGATCTAACTCTAACTTTGTAATTGGAATTAACTTTAAGATTCTTAATTTCATAATCATCAGTTTCGGTTGTTCCGGCTATTTGATAATTTCCTCCATCTTCTGAATAATCAACAACTGCATGGTCAAATCTTTCATCGTCAGGAATATCAAATTCAACAATTAGATTAGAATTAAGATTTCCATCTATAGTTGTATATCCATATTCAGTAACAGATAAATTGTTAACTTCTTTTGGCGCTTCAAAAGGATTTTCAAATGTAGAGCCATAATTTTCTTGCTGAACTAAACCATCGTCAGTATATATTGCTTCATTATATTCAATAGCAGTAATAGACATGTTTTCTTCATCATCTTCTAATATTTCTGTTATGCGGAAAGGTTTGTCTACCCAGCCTGGCCTTTCATGAGTTACTAATATCTTATCTCCAACCTCTGCTTCAATTGAGTTTATTCCGGCGCCAAAGCTGATTATTTGAGTACATAGTTTTGATTTTTTCTGATAATATCTTGCTTCTCTTCCCGCTTGTGAAAATCTGTTAATCCCATTAAGAGTTATGGTTTTCATAGATTCGCCCGGCACGCTGTTATCTATGAACCTAGCTCCAATAGTTTCGAAGTTTTCAGCTGGATCTGTATATTCAACTACAACCTCTCTTAACCTTTCTTTCCTGGAGGAACCACGTCTTCCGAAGCTTCCTTCGATTATATTATCTGTTTCTTCATCATCAGAAAATATAAAGCTTTGAGTTGCTACATCTGGTTTATCAATCTTTAATTTCAATTTTCCGTCTGACCAAATAAGAAAGGCTCTAAAAGTAGATAACATTTCATTAAGAATATCTAATGCTGAACTTTTAGCATCTATTACAAAATCTAATTCAAAGCGCTTTTCCCCATCTACATACTGATCAGCATATTCTGCAGCCTCTTTAAATGTTTCTAAATCTATAAAAGCATCGGAAACACCAAAGCCAAATCTTTTGTTGCTGAGAAAATCCAAAACACACCAGGCAGGGTTATTACTGTATCTAGTCACCCAGCGGCTACCAGTCCAAACTCTAACGTGCCGCCCTTTTATAATTGCAGTCATCGTTGGAGTGCCTGATGTTTCTAATTTATTTGCATCTAAAGTTGTTGAATAATGAGCAAGAAATGGGAAAGTCTGATTATGTTCATTTTTCGACCAGGCAGACTGCCTTCTATATCCCAATCTTTTTTCTGCGCTTATAGATTTATCATCAGCTTTAATTTCTTCTATTGATTCAATTGGTCCTTCTGAAATACCAACTTGCAAATCCATTAGATTATCATTTTCGCCGCGAATTTTTTGGTTAATTATGTTTCCTGCTACAAGATTTCGGCCATATACTACCGGCACTGGTATCTGATGAGACTTAGTATTACTGATCGGACCGAACGAATAGGTCGGAGAATTTTTAGATTGATTCATGCTTTCTTGAAATTCTTTTGCTTCTTTATAGTTGTCATAGGAATTCCCAACACTGAACCCGATCATTGCTCCGGCTGCTACTGTAACTCCCGCTGCAGTACTGGCCGCTGCTGCTCCTGCTGCTATTCCAACTAATGCTCCTACTCCCATTTCCTCACCTCACTCTCCAAATTGAATGCAATCTTTTTTCCCACTTTGAAAATCTACTTATTCTTGCTGTTGAATTATCAAATATGTGTATGAATTTATAATTATCAATTAATACTCCGGCGTGTCTGGGGATACCGCCAATTTCAAAAACTAACACATCGAGGGGCTGTTTATCTTTTTCATTTATTTGGTCACAATATAAACTTAACCCTTCCGGGAGTCTATTCGGATTTTCTTTCATCCAGTCGGGCGGCAAAATTTCTCCATCGTTATCTGGGAGATTAATATTATTATCTGCTAAAACATCGACAACCAGTCCTAAACAGTCATAACCATCTTCACCTCGGCCGTTAAATTTATATTCTCTGCCTAAATATTTTTCTAATTCCATCAGTCAACACGCCTTACATTTCTGATTTTTGGAATATCAAGAAAACCTCCGTAAAACCGAGTGTTATTCCAGTATTTACACCCATGACCACCGTTATAGGTTAAATCACAGCCGGCTTCTAAATGATAACTGTCGCCCGCCTGAGCATTTTGAAAAGGATATTCAACAT